CTGCCTTACATAATGATGTACACGAGAATTTCCCAGTCCTCTGTGTTTCTGGACAATGTAAAGTCGTTTCTAGGAAACACCCCCCTTACCTTTTTATTTCGCATACCCCCCGGGGGGTATATATTTTTTTAAAATAAATGCTGCATTGCAACATGGCAAAAAGGAATTAAACTAATTTGGTTCTTAGTCACGTGAGGACACGGGGGAACGTGGGATTTTTTAATTGCTTCGCATGCTTTAACTACCACTCACTAGTACCCCACCTATAGTAGTTTGCAAAATAAAAAATACGATATATACTTCGCTCATCGAAACTACACAAAGTTTTACAACTAGATGCCTATTATTGCGACGCCAGAAATAGGAATACCACTACCCTTTGACACGACGCCAGAGGAGATCGAAGACTTTCGAGAGAAAGCGCACGCCCTATTCGAGACTGTGCAAGAGCTGATTAAGCAAGGCGCCACTGTCCCAGTCACCGAAGCAGATAAGGCAAAAAGCCACGAAATTATGGCTACCCAAAAGCTCCCGCCAGTAAAAGAACTGACCCCCGGGACCATCATCAATCTGGAAGCCATCCTGTCGGAATGGGACCAAGAGGTTCTAGACGTCCACCGCCGTTTACGTAATTACGTGACCAACAAACTAATCACTGAATCAGTTGATCCAGACCCCCGTCAGCGTATGAAAGCCTTGGAAAACCTAGGGCGCATCGGTAGTGTGGGATTGTTCTCCGATAAGATTGAGGTTAACGTGACCCATCGCACAGTCGATGATATTGAGCGGGAACTTGCCAAAACCCTAGATATGTACATGGGTCAGGTAGAAGAAGTCAAACCAGAAAAGCCCAAGAGTATTGGTGATATTAACGTGGATGAAGAATTAGGCACAGACGACAAAAACGATGAGCCCGGAACTGCTTCAGAGAGCTGAGAAAGCTCTACCCCATCTACCCCCGCCAGTCCAGCAGAAGATTGGCGCCCTCATTGTCGAGGCTAAGAGGAGTATCGCATTTGATAAGGCCAAGGATGACTTCATGGTCTTCGTTAACTATGTTTGGCCTACGTTTATTCATGGAGAACATCATGTCAAAATGGCAAGGGCGTTCGAGCGAGTCGCTACTGGACAATGTAAAAGACTTATTATCAATATGCCACCTCGGCATACGAAATCTGAATTTGCTAGTTACCTCCTTCCTGCTTGGTTTCTGGGTAAATTTCCTCAGAAGAAAGTTATTCAAACCTCCCATACCGCTGAGCTCGCTGTGGGCTTCGGACGAAAAGTCCGTAATTTGGTCGACTCAGACGTATACAAAGACATTTTTCCAACAGTTGGGCTGCAAGCCGATTCCAAAGCTGCGGGTCGCTGGGCGACTAATAGCGGCGGAGACTACTTTGCGATCGGTGTTGGTGGTGCGGTCACTGGTAAAGGCGCAGATATACTCATTATTGACGACCCACATTCAGAACAAGAGGCAGCATTAAGCGAAACGAACCCAGAAATCTACGATAAAACGTACGAATGGTACACATCGGGTCCTCGTCAGCGTCTCCAGCCGGGCGGCGCAATCATTATTGTGATGACACGGTGGTCCAAGAAGGACTTAACAGGCCAAGTTGTCAAAGCAGCCACCCAAAGAGAGGGAGAAGAGTGGGAAGTAATTGACTTTCCGGCGCTTTTACCCTCTGGTAAGCCACTTTGGCCTGAATTTTGGTCAAAAATAGAGCTTTTAGCCCTAAAAAACGAGCTTCCCAACGCCAAATGGCAGGCTCAGTACATGCAAACCCCGACTTCTGACGTTTCGGCGATCATAAAACGGGAGTGGTGGAGGGTTTGGGAGGAAGATTATCCTCCGCAGTGCGAGTTTTTGATCCAATCGTGGGATACGGCGTTCCTAAAGACGCAGCGGAGCGACTATTCTGCGTGTACAACGTGGGGTGTGTTCTACCATCCAGACGATAGAGGGGTAGAACAGGCAAATATTATCCTCTTAAATGCGTTTAAAAAGCGCATGGAGTTTCCTGAGTTAAAACAGAAAGCGTTTGAAGAATGGAAAGAGTGGGAACCAGACGCTATGATTGTGGAAGCGAAAGCGGCAGGCTCGCCATTGATATTTGAGCTTCGAGCGATGGGTATTCCTGTCCAAGAGTTCACACCTTCTAAAGGTAACGATAAAATAGCGAGATTAAATGCGGTAGCTGACTTATTTGCGAGTGGGCACGTGTGGATTCCAAACACAAGTTGGGCAGAAGAATTGGTAGAAGAGGTCGCAAGCTTTCCATCGGGGGAGCATGATGACTTGGTAGACTCGATGAGCCAAGCCCTGCTGCGGTATAGACGTGGCGGCTTTATTCGGTTAGAGTCTGATGAACCCGACGAGATAAAGTATTTCAAATCCAAGCGCACTGCTGGGTACTATTAAGGATAAATTATGGCAGCTAATATTGACAAAGGTTTGTACGCAGCCCCTGAAGGGATCGAAGCTCTTGCGATGCAAGAACCCGAGATCGAGATAGAAATTGAAGATCCTGAGTCAGTCACTATTGGTATGGACGGTCTAGAAATAGTTCTAGAGAAGGAAGAAGAAACAACCGACGAGTTCAACGCTAACCTTGCTGAGTACATGAGCGAGGGCGAGTTAACAAAACTAGCAGGTGATTTAGTTGGTGATTTTGATTCGGATATTGGCAGTAGAAAAGACTGGATACAGACTTACGTTGACGGCTTAGAACTTCTTGGTCTGAAGATCGAGGAGCGCACAGAGCCCTGGGAAGGCGCATGCGGTGTGTACCACCCCCTCCTGTCTGAAGCCCTTGTCAAGTTCCAAGCAGAAACCATGATGAGTATGTTCCCTGCAGCGGGACCGGTAAAGACCGTCATCATCGGTAAAGAGACTCCACAGAAAAAAGATTCGGCTGAGCGTGTCCAAGATGACATGAACTACCAGCTTACAGAGGCAATGCCAGAGTTCCGCCCTGAGCATGAGCGCATGCTGTGGGGCTTGGGCTTAGCAGGTAATGCGTTCAAGAAAGTGTACTTCGATCCAAACTTAGATCGTCAAGTGTCGATGTACGTCCCTGCAGAAGATCTAGTTGTGCCTTATGGCGCAGCTGACTTGGCCTCTTCGGAGCGGGTCACGCATGTGATGCGCAAGACCGAGAACGAGCTCAAGAAATTACAAGCTGCTGGCTTTTACCGTGACGTGGACTTAGGTGATCCTGTCAATACGCTTGATGAGGTTGAGAAGAAGATTGCCGAGAAGCTTGGCTTTAGAGCAACATCGGACGACCGTTACAAATTACTAGAGATGCACGTGGACCTTGATCTGCCAGGCTACGAGCATAAAGACGAGGATGGGAAACCTACTGGGATTGCACTACCGTACGTAGTGACTCTAGAAAAGGGTAGCAACACCGTTTTGGCTATCCGCAAAAACTGGGAGCCAGATGATGAGACTTATCAGAAACGCCAGCATTTCGTCCATTATGGATACATTCCGGGCTTTGGCTTTTATTGTTTTGGCCTTATTCACCTCATCGGCGCTTTTGCTAAGTCTGGTACTTCTCTTATCAGACAACTTGTCGACGCTGGTACATTATCGAATTTGCCAGGTGGCTTTAAAACCCGAGGTCTGCGAGTTAAGGGAGACGATACCCCGATTGCCCCAGGTGAGTTTAGAGACGTAGATGTGCCTAGTGGCACGATGCGTGACAACATTCTGCCGCTTCCATACAAAGAGCCTAGCCAAACATTAATGGCCTTGCTCAACCAAATCGTTGAAGAAGGTCGCCGCTTTGCTAATACTGCTGATCTGCAGATCAGTGATATGTCCAGCCAAGCTCCTGTTGGCACAACTCTAGCAATTCTTGAGCGTACGCTCAAAGTGATGTCGGCTGTACAAGCTCGCATCCACTTCTCCATGAAGCAAGAGTTAAAGCTGCTCAAGCACATTATTGCTGCATACACACCAGACGAGTACCCATATCAACCGGTCGAAGGATCTAGATTTGCTAAGCGTTCTGATTACGACAACGTGGACGTTATTCCTGTCAGCGATCCTAATGCTTCAACAATGGCACAGAAGATTGTCCAGTACCAAGCGGTCCTCCAATTAGCGCAACAAGCACCACAGCTATACAACTTGCCATTACTACATCGTCAGATGCTAGATGTGCTCGGCATTAAGAATGCACAAAAACTCATCCCTATGGACGAAGATCAGAAACCAACAGACCCAGTATCTGAGAACCAGAACGTGCTCAAGGGCAAGCCGGTCAAAGCGTTTATGTACCAAGACCATCAGGCGCACATCACGGTCCATATGTCAGCGATGCAAGATCCGAAGATTATGCAGTTGCTTCAGAACAATCCAATGGCTGGGGCGTTGCAGAGCGCTATGATGGCGCACATCAATGAGCATCTGGGCTTTGAGTATCGCAAGCAGATTGAGATGCAGTTGGGTATGTCCCTGCCTCCACAACAAGATGAGTCAGGTGAAGATGTCAATATGAACCCAGAAGTGGAAGCTCGTCTGGCACCAATGCTTGCCGAAGCTGCGACCCGTCTATTGCAACAGAATCAGGCGCAAGTGGCTCAGCAGCAGGCTCAACAACAAGCGCAGGATCCGATCATCCAGATGCAACAACAAGAGTTGCAACTTAAGATGCAAGAACAACAACGCAAGGTTGCTAAAGACGCTTCTGATGTAGCCCTTGAGCAAGAACGCCTAGTACTTGAAGGTATGAAAGTTGAAGCAGATGTCAAGAAAAACGCCGATAAAGTGAAGTTTGATGCTCTCAAAACCGCTGCGACAATGCGCAACGACAAAGAGAAACTGGTCGCTAATGCCGGAATGGACCTATTGAAGGCTGAGCTGGCCCCGCCTAAACAAACCCGTAAAGGAGACTAATGGACGCATCTGATGTTCTAGTACAAACCCTAGACAAAGAAACAACCGCTAAACGGGACTGGATAGCCTCTGGACAAGCAAAGGACTATTCCGAGTACCAAAGAGTTTGTGGGGAGATTAAAGGTCTGCTCTTCGCAAAGCAGGAAATATTAGACCTTAAACAAAAAATGGAGAACTCAGATGAGTGAAATCCTTATCGGTACAAACCCCGATAAACCACAAATAGTAGGATCAGTAAGTTTCGACGCCACAGAAGCCGAAAAAGCAAGACAACTCCCAATCCCGCAAGGATACAGAATACTTTGCGCAATTCCAGAAGTTGAAGAAGCCTATGACAGCGGGATCATTAAGTCTGATGAAACCCGTCGGTATGACGAGCTCTTAACAACCGTGTTGTTTGTGGTTGATATGGGTCCTGACTGCTATACCGATAAAGAACGGTTCCCAAACGGTCCTTATTGCAAAAAAGGTGATTTTATTTTGGTTCGTCCAAATGCTGGAACTCGCTTAGTTATCCATGGCAGGGAGTTTAGGATTATTAACGATGACTCTGTGGAGGCTGTAGTTCAAGACCCACGTGGCATCACCCGTAAATTCATTTAAGGAGCCTACACAATGGCTGAAATGGAAAAAGAGCAATATAAGTTCCCTGATGAAGTAGAAGATCAGGGTAAACCCTTAGAACAAGTTGAGGAAGAGCAGAGGCAAGAAGCTGCTGGTCCTGAGATCGAGATCGAAATTGAAGACGATACACCCGTCGAAGACCGTGGGCGTGAGCCTACTCCCAGAGAAGTTGTACAAAAGCTCGAGGTAGATGTAAGTGAGCTAGATCAGTACAGCGAGGACGCTAAGAAGAAGATGATCCAGATGAAGAAGATCTGGAACGACGAGCGTCGGGCACGGGAGGCTGCCGAACGTGAGCAAAATGCCGCCGTAGACGCTGCAAAACGGCTTCGGGAGGAAAACGAGCGTATTAGAACTATGCTCTCAAAGGGCGAGCAAGAGTATGTCGCTGCGATGAAAACAACAGCCGACTTACAACTTGAAATGGCTAAAAGGGCATATAAAGAGTCTTATGACAATGGTGATAGCGAGGGCATGATGAACGCCCAACAGGCTATTACTAATGCCACTCTGCAATTAGACAGAGTAAATAATTTTAAGATGCCCCCTTTACAAGAGAAAGAATCTGATGTACAAACACAAGAACAGTATCAACCTGCTGCTCGCCCTGATGACAAAGTTATGGCATGGCAGTCAAGGAATCCCTGGTTCGGACAGGACGAGGAGATGACAGCATCGGCATTAGGCTTACATGAAAAGCTAAAACGCCAAGGTGTCGTGGTTGGATCTGATGAGTACTATGCCGCACTGGACAAAACCATGCGCAAACGCTTCCCAGAAGGTTTCGACGAAGATCTGGAAATGCCAGTACCCGAAGAAGCAAGGGAAGTGAGAGCTGCTGACAAACCAGTAGTTAAACCGTCCACGGTAGTTGCACCGGCTACTAGGAGCACAGCCTCCAAGAAGATTAGGTTGAAGACGTCGCAAGTTGCGATCGCCAAGAAACTTGGTCTAACGCCTGAGCAGTATGTCCGTGAACTTATGAAATTGGAGGCCTAACATGGCTAGTAATAAATTAACTCGTGAGCTAGAAACCCGTGAATTTTCGGAGCGTCCTAAACAGTGGATGCCACCAGAACTTCTCCCTGAGCCAGACAAACAGGCTGGGTATGCTTATCGCTGGATTCGTACTTCAACCATGAATCAGGCTGACCCACGTAACCTTTCCGCCAAGTTGCGCGAAGGATGGGAACCTGTAATGCTAGAAGAACAACCTCAATTCAAACTGTTAGCTGATCCCAATAGTCGTTTTAAAGACAACATTGAGATTGGTGGATTGTTACTTTGCAAAACTCCACTTGAGTTTGTTGAGCAGCGTAATAAACATTACTCTGACCAAGCAGATGCTCAAATGAAGGCTGTAGACAACACTCTTATGCGCCAAAGTGATCCACGGATGCCTCTTTTTAATGAAGGGAAAGTTACAGTGGGTTCTTTTGGAAAAGGTAGTTAATTTTATTTAATTTAGGAGATTTATTATGGCTTATCCAAGCGTAACAGCTCCATACGGCTTAGTTCCGATCAACAGCGTAGATGGCAAACCCTACGCTGGTGCAACCCGTCAATTGCCAATCGCAAGTACTTATAACACTGCGATTTATAACGGGGATATCGTAGCTTTAGTCGATGGTGGCACTATTGCATTATCAGG